TCAGCGAGTCGCCGAAGCCATCAACAGTCCAAAACCGGCAAAGGTCACCCCCGAGACTTTCGCTGTCAGCCAGGACCCTTTCGGGCTCGACAGCCAGCCTTTGGCGGCATTGGCGAGCAGCGCATAACTGCCGTGCACCAGAATCACCAGTACGGCATATGAGGCCACCAGTTTAAAGAACTGCGGAAGGAAAGCCTGTGTGGTGTCGATGAACTGCGGGAACACTGCCAGAAAAAAGAAGATGGCTTTGGGATTGAGAAACTGCAGGGACGCGGCTTCCAGAAAACGGTAGCTCGGGCGCGAGGGGCGGACGTGTTGCAGGGTGCGGAAACGATCCGAACGCCAGCTCTTGAAACCCAGGTACAACAGGTAAGCGGCGCCGGCGTATTTCAGCACGGTAAAAGCCGTCGCCGAGGCGCTGAGGATCAGGCCGACACTGGTTGCACTGACGGCGGCAACCACAAAGGCTCCCGAGGCAATCCCCAGAATCCCGGGCACGGGCCGGTACCAAACCGCACCTGCTGGACGCATCAATGCGTCCAGCAAGCGTGGATCAGCGGTCAGCCTGATCACTTCCTCAAGTTCATCTGGATTCAGCCAGCGGCGTTCTTCATCGAGCTTGAGTTTCTTCTGGAGGGTGTCGTTGTCCAACACCATTTCAAAGGCAAGGGCGGTAATTCCGCCCTTATAGTCACGACCAGCGCGATAAATCGCTTGGCGTAGAGGCAGGACCGGACCTGCGTCCGGCAAAAGATCTGTGCGACTCATAACCGTAAATCCCCTATTTACGGTGTAGCCATAGCTCAGGGTAAACCCTATCCTACGACCACGACCGATGTGCATGTGCTGTGTATCGTCGTAGTCGGGCTGGGGGATTCTTTGGTGAGAGGCCCCAGCTCGACACTTTTTAGGCGGCCCTGGCCTTGCGGCGGGATCCGATTGGACGAATCTCCACGGCTGTACAGGCCCCCTTTTCATCAACTTGAACTCGGATATCCCGAGCTGAGTTGAGCATTTGAGAGACTGCGCTTTGCGATACCCCGATCAGTAAAGCGAGCTCTGGTTGAGTCTTACCCTGGGCGAAATCTCCTAAGGGAATTCCTATTTCGTTTGCCATCCACGCTTCCTCGAGTGGGCGTTGCGATGCGGATATTAGTGTTACTTCTTTTAAACAGCAAGCGAAAAAGACGTAGGACTGTTTTGAAAAAATAAGTCTTCCTTATAAATTGCGATGCATGATTACCTCGATCCCACTTACTGCCGACGACGAAACCCGAAAAGCCGAGGCTATGCGCTTGAAGGCTATTTATCAGGATCGCAAACGGCACGATCCCTCCCTTACCCAGGACAAAATCGCCGACATGTGCGAGTGGGCTGGGCAAAGCGTTGTCAGCCAGTACTTAAATGGCCGAATCCCTCTCAACATCGGAGCGCTGATCAAGTTTTCGAATGTCTTGGACTTTTCGCTTGATGAGGTAAGCCCACGTCTCGCTGCTTTCGCCGAAATGCCCCGCCTGCGGCATTCGCAAGGCAGTAGTCAAAGCTCAAGATCCACCGACTGGGAAATGCATCAGATTGAAGTGTGGGATGACGAGACGCCTCTCGGGCCTGATGAGGTGGAGCTGCCATTCTTTAAGGAAGTGGAATTGTCTGCGGGTAATGGATCTCAGGTGAGGCTTGAAACAAACGGACGTAAATTACGCTTCGGGAAACGGACTCTTAAAAGAAAAAGCATTGATCCTGCATCTGCAGGTTGCGCTCCCGTAACTGGTAACAGCATGGAGCCAGTGCTTCCTGATGGCAGTACCGTGGGTGTAGACACCGCCAATACAGTCGTTCAAGACGGCAAGATGTACGCGATAGATCATGATGGCCAGTTGCGCGTGAAGCTCCTCTATCGGTTGCCTGGCTCAGGTTTACGCCTGCGAAGCTACAACACCGAGGAGCATCCGGACGAGCGATATGATGGCGACTATGTGCAGCAGCACATTCGCATCATCGGGAAGGTGTTCTGGTACTCGGTAATGCTTTAGACAATGCCTTTCCAAAGGCCCCCATGTGGGGTCTTTTTTTCGCCCGCTAATTTTATTTCCCAGTATTTATAAGTGATACTGTTGACATATTTAATCAGTAACACTAATTTTGCATTGGTATCCACCTCTCACCAAAGAGATCAACTCATGCAAACCTCACAGCATCGCAATACTCGCTGTCCTGTTTACCTGCACCCCTCCTTATGCACCAGTCGCGGCGCTGTTGAAGACCTACAGCGCCGCACGGGGCTACTCGCCATCAGCAGCCCCCACCGCCGCACCGCCGCTGCTACGCAACTTATCACCGCTGCCGCATCCGAACCTGCTGCTGGTTCGCACGGAGACGATGCGGCATGAATAACTACCTCATTCCCCTCACTAAACAAGACCTGTTGCATCACATGCTCCAGGTTGGTGGTGGTGCCGTGTGCCCTCTTCAACGACCAGAGCAGACCATCTATGTAAGCTTTGATGTGGAGCTCACTCAAAACAGCGCAGTCGTTAGCGTTGAATTGGGAGGGCACACCGGCGAACTGACCCTCAAGCGATCGGATCGAGCCAATCACCTACACCTGCGGGACTTCATCCAAGATATTGCGAACGGCAGAATTGAGTCAGCTCAACCCGCTCCCCCCGAGCAGTCCGGCCGCCTTGCGCAAATTGATCGAGCACTTGCGGACTCGGAAGCATTGCTTGACCGCGTCCGCAAACTGATCGCCGCCTGAGGACTGCGCCATGAACCGCACCTTGGACGAAACAGCCGCATTGCTCGGAATCAAGCCCCGCACCTTCCGCAAGAGGTTGCGCGAGCTAGGCATTCTCAACAGCAGTGGCGACCTATCCAGCCAGCACCGTGATCGCGGCTGCCTGTATTCGGACCCCCGCAGCACCGTTATTCCGTCACTCAACAAGTGCCGTCATTACTCCGTGGTGATGGTGAAGGAGGAAGGGATCGAATGGCTGGCCAAGAAACTTGGAATCATCATTACGAAAAAGGACGCCGCTGCATGAAAACCAACAAACTCAATGCCTACACGCAAGCCCTTGGCGCCCTGAAGCTGATTCCGATCTACTTAAACTGCCCGGGGGTAGTCAGTCGCGCAACGCTCGTTGGTGCTTCGTCGGAAGCAATCCAATTGCTTGAGAGCATGCCCGTACTGAGTACCGAATTGGCCGAGGTATTCCGCTGCGTCAACAACGTAATCCTGGAAGGACAAGTCGCCTACGTTACGCCAACCAACTCGCCAGAGTTCCCATTCGGCGCTGTGGTGGCTGACGTCAAGGGCAACATTTGTGCGGCTGCAATGGGTAAAAGTAAAGAAGGTCTCGCCGAGCTGATTCGCCTCAAGTTGCTGCCCCCATTGGAGGGGTTCGGGGAGAACGCAGCGTGAGCAACACACTTGAACAATTGCGACGTCAGTTCGCTACTCCATGCCCGACCCTGGCAGCAGTTCGGGAACAGTACTTCGCACACATTCGCACCGACCGCTACCTACTTGCCGAGATCAAGGCAGGCCGCATCGCGCTGGTCGTGAAGCGTCTGCACGGGTCGGCTCGCGCTCAACGAGTGGTGTACCTGCACGACCTGGCGGAGTTCCTTGATACCCAAGCAGCGAATCAAGCGGCTTGATTTCAACGGTCACGCCTGCCGTCCAGAGAAAAAAGGCACAACACATGAAACCCATGAATACGGCCGATCTCTTCGGAAGTTTCACCTGGGGTAACTATCACGCAATCTTCCTCCGCTGGCCTCTCACCAAGCATCCCGGCGGAGGGTTTTACTGAGGCTCACAGCACATGACCACAATTCAAATTAGCGCACTGATTACCCTAGTCGCCTTAGCTGGGCTGCTCATCTGGGGTGGCTACATCATGGGCCGAAGTGATGGCCTAGAGAAAGGCCTGCTCGAGGGTGAAGACATCCAACGCGCCGCAAACGCTAAATCCATCCGCGAATTGCAGGCCTCCCTGCAGTTCATCCGGGCCGATCACGCGCGTCTGACACATATCTGCAAGCAACTTGAAGCCAGCCCATGCTTCGGCCCGAAAGAACACCAAAAACTGGTGGCCGTTGGCGATCTGTTGCGGATCGCCGCAGAAACCTTCAGCGCTTTTCGCACCGGCAAGAAGCTCGAGCGTGATGCCCGAGCTCTGCGCGAGAATGTGCTTACAATGGCTGCGCAGTTACAACCAGAAATCAAGAGTAGCTTGGCCGGACAATCACTCCCCAGCTATGAGCAAGTAGCTGAGGAGGCTGCATGAAAACTTTATTTCTGCTTATGGCCCAATACAACGGGCTGACCATTATTCCACTTAATCAAGTGTGTAAAGACTATTTCACACATCTAACTACCGATATGTTTCAACGCAAAGTAATGGCCGGTCAAATTCGAATCCCCATCACTAGGCTTGAATCCAGCCAGAAAAGCGCAAAAGGAGTTCATATAACTGATTTGGCCATTTATCTCGACAAACGACGCGAAAGCGCGATCAAAGAGTGTGCACAACTTAACAGTCAACCAAGATCCAGTTAATGGAGCACGGCGTCGCTCACATACGGCGCCAATACCATGATTGTAATTTCATACCAAAAGCAATATAATTCGCAAATTTTCTGAGAATACCATATGCTGACCCCTCTTCGTTACCCAGGCGGCAAAGCCAAACTAGGTGCTTGGTTAGCACACCTCCTCCGCTCAAACAATATAGATGGGAGCTACATCGAAGCGTATGCAGGAGGAGCAGGAGCGGCCATCTATCTACTAACAAATAACTACGTTAAAGATATTGTCATTAACGATCTCGACCCTGCCATTTATAGCTTCTGGATGTCAGTAACACACAACACGCCAAGCTTTATTAAAAAGTTAATGAACACCGAGGTCACCCTTGAAGAGCGTGAAAAACAAAAAGAAATATACAACAACCCATTCAAACATACTGAGCTTGAACTGGGCTTTGCCACATTCTTCCTAAACCGCACCAATCGCTCAGGCATCATAACTGGTGGAGTAATTGGAGGAAAATTCCAAACTGGCAAATACAAGATTGATGCGAGATACACGAAGGAGAATCTTGCAGAGCGGATCAGAAACATTGGGAAAATGCGCGAAAAAATAGCAATACATTGCGAAGACGCACTGCATTTCATAAAAAATATCGACACCAACAATAACAGCTTAATAAACCTCGACCCCCCCTATTACAATAAGGGCAGTCAGCTTTATTCAAACTTCTACAAACATGAAGACCACATTAGCATCTCGAACCAAATACATAACATTTCGACTCCGCTGATAATCACCTACGACCACTGCGAAGAGATTCAAGAAATTTACGAAGACCATCAGAGTCTAACTTTCAATATTGTATATTCTAGCCATCTCGATAGGCCCGTGGCGCGCGAACTCTTAATTTACAAAAATATTAGGATCGATCCGCTCCCGTTCACATCAAAGCAGATCTCCCCGATAAAAAATGGGTCACACTCTAAGGCACTGCTACCTCATCCCACAGAAGTTTGAGAAGATGATAGAAATCATCCCAGGTATTTTTTACCTTCTCATCTCGCGGATTAAATATATCCGAGTGAATATACTTCTGCATAGATGGAATTGAGACAAGCTGCCCATTAAGAAGGTCCTCAATTTTCTGATGATAGTCATCTCCATCTGAAATCCTACCATCCCTGATCAATTTATTTTTGATCAAACGAAGCATGTCTTTGATAGTTACACTATCCAGACTTCCTCGATTCAACTCGAATCTTCCCACGTAATGTCTGAAGGTTCCTTCAACGAATGCCCGCACAAGCATCATTCCAGCAACCGGGCATTTTTCGAGCATCGTGAGCTCTTTATATATATCCCTTAGTTTCAGCTCATCCTTGGGCAATACGAGTGGATGACCGCCTTTGGTTACGTACTTTGCGCGATTGGCGCTGTGCGTAGTAGGCATCGAACCACTTTTTGGTCCCGAGCCCGAAGGAGAGGATCCCCCCCCATCAGGATTATTCGAACTAGCCCCTGAGCCCGTGTTCGACGGTCGACCACCAACAGCACCAACTTGACCAGGAGCAATTGCTGGCGCTCCAACCTCACCTTCCCCGGATGCACTACCAGACTCAACCGCTGGACCTCGAGCGGACACACACTCATTGAGCCCAGCCTCACGCCTCACAACTTCAATGTAGTGGTCACGCCCTGGCGCTGTCATCATCGAGAACGATCCGTTGTCTTCACTTCTTTTTACATGGACCTTTCCCCCTTCAAGATCGGAAATTAATCTTTTAACAACAGCCAACGCGACAATAAGCGGAGCGTCGATGACGAGCTCATCATCTTCATCAAATTCAAATCCTAGCAGACGAATATTTTTCTGAGCATTGAAATAACGACCCATTGTTGTTATCGCAATATCCTCTGGGACTTCAATATCGTTTTGGTCAGCCCAAAGCAAAAGTTTTGCCGCACGCCAGTAATTGCCTTTTTCACCGATCGACAGCTGGTAATACTCCTGCTGAAGCGAGCCCCACTGTTTACGGCCCACGCCTCCGTTCTCACCGGTGTGAATTCGGGAAATATATTCATTGACTACCTCCGGATCTTCACCGACCTGGACGTCGATTTTGTGAATGAGATTCCCATTTTCTTCGGCTAAACGAGCAAGTCGCTCAAAACGTTCCTGTACACTCTTTTCAGCACACAGGTAAGGTCTGTTGAGTAACTTCAATGCTGAAATGCGTCGATTCCCATCTTTGACAATGAGCTTGTTCCGTTGCTTCAATACTACGATAGGCTCAATCGTAAGGCCGCTCTCAGCAATGTCTTTTGCGATAGCGAAAAAAGAGGCTCCAAAAGAGACCATCTTGGCAAGACACGCACTCTGGTCAGGCGCATAGCCCAATCGAGGGTTGTGCTCGTCGAGCAAAAGAGTATCAAGCGAGACATTTTTTTTGTCCTTGAAACCGGTTCTCATTCCCTAGCGCTCCAATTTCTTATGGTAGTGGCACATTGGCCATTGCGCGAGAATACCGGCACACCCACTGCAAGAACAACCACTGGATCCAAAGCCATGGAAGACTCACGGCAAATAGCCCAGACTGGTCAGGGTTGCGCGTCCTTTTCTCTTTGTCCCAAAGCCACGGGTGGCCGCAGGATGCGCTCAATCCAGCTCCATTGTGCGTATGGATCACCGCGCCCTCTCAAGTGGGTATAACGGCGAAGTGAGTTCCAATCCCGGTGACCAGACACGCTCGACACTCTCGGGATATCCCAATCCATCTCAAACAATCGGCTGACTCCATCGTGTCGGAGATCATGAAAATGCAGATCCTCGATCTCCAAGAATTTGCATGCCTTAGCCCAACTTGTTGATACAGAAGACGAATTATAAGGAAAGATCTCGGCGTTCGACTTTGGCATGGTTTTCAAGATTCGCCACGCCTCGTCAGGAATGGAACACCAAACATCATTGCCGATTTTCTGCCCGGGATTCTTCATATCTCTAACCAGCACTCGCTGGCCAGCCTCATCCACATCAGACCATCGAATGCGGCAGATCTCATCCTGCCGCCGCGTGGAGAACATCGCGAAGCCGATCACCTTAAGCATGTTGATCGAACTAGGGCGCCGCTGCTGAATGCCTAGAAAGTGCTCCAGGATCTTATCCAGCTCGTCCATCGCCGGGCGCCGATCTCGTTCGCGGCTTTTCATGTTGTAACCCAACTTTCTTAAAACCTTTCTTGCATCTGCCATTGCATGGGCATCGACCTCATACCCCCAAGCTGGGCGAGCAATCGAGAGGACAGCCCCAAGGTGAGCCAGATCATTGCCGGCTGTCTGCGGCTGGACACCGCCACCCTCCTTGCTCATACGCCAGAGCGCAAAATCCACCAAGCGCTGACTGTTGATATCCGAGTCAACGGTCTGGCCAAACTCCGACGCTGCAATAGCCTTCAGAGTGGCTTCCTTTGTTTTACCGAGCGGCCGGACTTTCTCCATTTCATTCAGATACTGAGTGATCATGTCCTGCACGGTGACGCCCGTGCGGTTCGCACGCTCAATCGCACCAGGCTGATCCAGCTCTGCTTCACGTCGCCGCACCCATACTTGTGCCGCCTGTTTCCGGGCGAAGGTCTGGCTCTCTTGGTAGACTTGCGCTCCATCGCGAAACAGGCGTATCTGTGCCGTGTAACTGACTGAGCCATCGGTGCGTTTTCGAGCTCTGATCGTTGCCATAATCGACTGGTACAATTCCGAAAGTGATTGGTACAT